CCGCAGCTCGACGACCTCATCAACGCCCTGCAAACCAACGCCGGAGAAAACGCCGAAATGGCCCGCGTCATGGCCGACAACCTCGGCGGCGACCTCAAAAATCTGCGCAGTGCCTGGGAAGAAGTCGGCATCAGCATCACCGACACCAACGACGGCCCCCTGCGGGACCTAGTGCAAAACATCACCACCATCACCCGTGGCGTAGGCGAGTGGATCAAAGCCAACCCCGAGCTAGCGGGCACCATCGCCAAAGTAGCGGCGGGCATGATCGCCCTGGCCACGGTGGGCGGTGCCGTCACAATGACGTTCGCCAGCATCCTCTCCCCGTTGCTGTTCGCCAAGTTCGCCATGACCACGCTGGGCATCAAGGTCGGTGGCCTCGGCACTGCGCTCGGTTGGATCGCAAAAACCGCCATCCCCTGGGTCGCCGGTGCACTCAAAGGCCTGCTGGTCGCCATGGGCCCCATCGGTTGGGGCATTGCCGCCATCGCCGGTGCCGCCTACCTGATCTATCAATACTGGGAACCCATCAAAGCGTTTTTCGTGGGCCTATGGCAGCAGGTGAAAGCCGCGTTCGATGAAGGCGTGGGCGGCGTGGCGCGCCTGCTGCTCAACTGGTCGCCCTATGGCCTGCTGTATAACGCCTTCACCAGCACCATCGAACGGCTCGGCATCACCATCCCCGACGGCTTCCGCGACTTCGGCAGCATGATCGTGGACGGCATCATCAACGGCATCACCGCCAAGCTCGGCGAGCTACGCGATTCCATCACCGGCATGGCCAGCAACGCCATGGGCTGGTTCCGCGATGTGCTGGATATCCACTCCCCCAGCCGCGTGTTTACCCAATACGGCGGTTTCATCACCGAAGGCCTCGCCAACGGCATCGAAGACGACGCCGATAGCCCCATCAAGCAAGTGCGCGGCATCGCCAACAACCTGCGCAACGCCGCCGGTGGCCTCATGCTCGGTGCCGGGCTGGCCACCAACGCCAGCGCCTCCAACATCGACACCAGCGGCATCCAGATCGACGCCCGCCCACCGCTGCAAAGCCATGCCAGCACAGCGTCCAGCAGCGGGCTAGTGATTCACGGTGGCATCAACATCGAAGTGCACGCCGCCCCCGGCATGGATGAGCAAGCCCTGGCCAGAATGGTCAATGAGCAAGTACAGCGCGCCCTGCAAGACGCCGAGCGCCGCTCCGCCGCTGCCAGCCGCCGTAACTTCTACGATAACGATTGAGGGTAATCACATGATGATGACCTACGGCCTGTTTGTGTTCGGCCTCAGTACCGCCGCCTACCAAGAGCTACAGCGGCAAACCAACTGGCGGCACGCCAGCACCTCACGCATCAACGCCCGCCCGGTGCACCAGTTCCTTGGCCCCGGTGACGATACCATCAACCTAACCGGCACCCTGCTGCCCATGTTCACCGGCGGCCAGCAAAACCTAGACATGCTCCGTGCACTAGCCGATGAAGGCCGCGCGTGGCCGCTGATCGAAGGCACTGGCACTTATTACGGCATGTACACCATCGAAAGCCTCAGCGAGCGCAAACGCGAGTTTTTCCGAGACGGCGCGGCCAAACAAATCGAGTTCGATATCAAGCTAACCCGCATCGATGAAGGCCGAACCGAGCTGCTCGGCATTCTCGAAAGCAGCGCCCTCCGCGCCATTACCGGGGCACTGGCATGAGAATGCAGCCCGACTACCGCATCAGCCTACAAGGCCAAATCATCAGCCCCGAGTTTCGCGCGCGGCTGGCATCGCTCACCCTGCATGATCGGCGCGGCATGCAAGCCGATCAGCTCGATATCACGCTCACCGACGACGACGGCATGCTGGATATACCGCCCACCGGTGCAGAGCTAACCTTGGCCATCGGCTGGAAAGGCCAAGCGCTCACCGAGCGAGGCACGTTTATTGTCGATGAAGTCGAGCACACCGGCGCGCCGGACACGCTCAACATCCGCGCATCCAGTGCCAACATGCGCCAAGGGCTGCCGGGGAAACGCACCCAAAGTTGGGATAGCGTCACGGTGCGTGACATTATCGAAACCATCGCCGCGCGGCATGACCTCGTGGCCAGCGTGGGCGCAACGCTGGCAGGCGTGCGCATCACCCACATCGACCAAACCGATGAATCAGACCTCCACTTCCTCACGCGCCTGGCTGAACGCTTCGACGCGGTGGCCACCGTCAAAACCAGTCACCTAATTTTTGTACCCGCTGGCCAAGCAACAACAGCCACCGGGCTAGAGATCCCGCCCATTCAGTTACGCCGCCAGTCCGGTGACCAGCACCGCTACCTAAAAGCCGAGCGGGACGCCTACACTGGCGTCACAGCGCTATGGAATAACACCGCTCACGCCCGCCGCGAAGCCGTTACCGTCGGCGACGCCTCCAACGCCCAGCAGCTACGCCACACCTACGCCAGCGAGGAAGAAGCGTTAGAGGCCGCCCAAGCCGAATGGCAACGCATCCAACGCGGCACCGCCTACTTCAGCATCACCCAGGCAATAGGCGACCCCGAGCTATTCCCCGAAACGCCCGCCTGGTGCATCGGCTGGAAACCTCAGATCGACTCCACGCCATGGATCATCACCGAAGTGACCCACAGCCTCACCGAGGCCAGCTACACTACCGACTTAAAATTAGAAAAAATGATCGCTGTTATAAACCTTTGAACAATCGAGGAAACATAAACTTTGGCTAATGAAACTTTATTTTGACTTAATAAAACATTGGACAGCTTGCCCATAGCGCAATTATGCTTATCCCTAACAGTGATTATGCTGCATGGCATAAAAATCAATGACTTGCAGAACAAAAATCAATATGTAGTAGCAGAATCAATCTGGCATACTATATGTAGTAGATGATTGGAGAGGAGTATATAATGCAAAACCTAGATTGGATGACAAAGGACATGAGCGGAGCACTACTTTCACCGTCTCCTTTGGCTGATACTGTTGAAAATAACAGTAACCGAGAGTACTCCGCCATCACCGAACACTGCATGGGCTTGCCAGAAGCGCAGCAAATCAATTACGCGACTTCTACAAGCGAATTCATCACCAAAGATTCTTATTTTTTCTCTAGCTAAAACCTAGTCAATTAAGAATACCCGCATTTTTTTGCGGGTTTTTTTTCACTAAATTATAGAAACAAAGAATGCCTAATTTCACTCAAATTCTTGAAGAAATGAAAGACGTCGCAAATGCTGGTCAGGAAAATGCATTAGACGTCGTTAGAAAGAAGTATATACAAGAGCTTTCGGAGCATACAGGCAGAAACACTATATGCTACTATTCCTCTTTCTTAAAAAACAGCCAACAACCAAATATTGATATAACAGATAGGGATAAAAATTATTTTATGGCCACTGTGTGTGGCATGGATAGCAGTAAAGGTTTAGATTTAATTCTACACACTCCGGGTGGATCGGTGACTGCAGCCGAATCGATTGTCCATTACCTAAACGCTATTTTTGAAGGAAATATTCGCGCCATTGTCCCTCAAATATCAATGTCTGCTGGCTCAATTTTAGCTTGCGGTTGCAAATCTATTGTAATGGGCAAACAGAGCAATATAGGCCCCTTTGATCCTTGGATACAAGGAATGTCATGTCACAATCTTATTGAAGAATTTGACAACGCTTCTACCAGATTAAAAACAGCTCCACATGAAGTTGTGCTTTGGAACAATATCATTTCTAAAATCCCTCCCACCTTATTAGTCAGGTGTGAGCAAGCAATTGAAATGGCCTCTGCCATAGTAAAAAAATGGCTTGTAAACAATATGTTAAAAGACTATGAAAATAGGGAAGAAAAAGCAGACTATATAATTTCTCTACTCAACAACCCAAGCCACACTAAAGATCATGGTCGACACATTCATATGGATGATGCCGCTGAGATGGGTCTAGAGATTGAAAGGCTTGAAGATGATCAAAAGCTTCAGGACCTCGTACTTTCTGTACATCACAGTTTTATGCTTACGCTGGATAGCACCAACGTAAGCAAAATCGTTGAAAATCAAATAGGTGCTTGCATGGTAGCGCAAGCAAAGTAAGTATTGCCTCCCATGGAAGATCATGGGAGGTTACTTATTCCTTATATTTATTGTCTGAAAGGTTGACATCGGCGCTATTCGTTTCTCTTTCAAAGCCTTTCAGCCTAGTTACAGTGAGAATACTTTCAAGATCTACATCGATATCTTGCTGATAGTCTTTCATCTCAGCCTCTTTCTTTTTAATCAACAAAACAACAACCATACCTATAACAATTAAAGAAAAACCTCCAATAATAATTGCAGCCTGTTGCGGTCTGACGGCAACCATTTCTATCAAGTTTTCGTAAAAAACGCCGCCCACAAGAATAAAAGCACCAAGGAGAACATACAGGCTAGCCACCATTCTTACAAGCCTATACCGATTGGCTTTTTGTGAACTTTTTTTATAAAAATCATTATATAACTTGACATCATAACCAGTGATTTCAACTGAGTCATCGCCAATAATATACTTCTCCTTCTTTACCTTATTTTCAAGGTTTCTTTTAATTTCTTCATTTAGCTTTTCAAGTTCAACAACAGCCGACTCAGTATAAATAAATTTCATAACTTCACCTGTGTGAATATATAACTCTTAAAACCAAAAGCAGCGACCCTAGAACCAAAGACCCTAGTGCTAAAGGAAACCCCCAGGCTGTAGCATGTTCTGCCAAGCCATACGCTATACCTGCGCTGCAAAAGTACTCTCCTACCTGAAAAGTTATAGACAGCTTAGATCTTTTTTTATCTCGCAGAGGAGACATTAAATTATCTGCGGCTTTGCGGACATGCTCATGAGTGACTTCTAGAGGTAAGTCAGAGGCTTTACTATATTTACCTACCTGTAATGAATGCTCAACGAGCTGTTCCTCATAAGATTCTAGTGTTTTTCTTAACCTTGCTTTACCTGTAGCCGTAAAGCCTTTGGTTTCTAATTCTTCTTCCGTTATCACGAAATCACCACTTATATCTTTAGAAGAAACATAGACTACCCCAAGATTTATTCATGCAATCACAATGCCTCATCCAACTGGCACCGCGCCTGATGCACCACCACCCCCCGCACCATCCGCGCCGTGGCCATCAGCCCGTTGCCCCCGTTAGGCGGTAGCAGCCGATAACGCGACCCCACGCGAAACGTCTTGTAGAGGTGGAGCGCGTCGTCCATTTCCACCACGACTAAGTCGTCATGACCAAGGCTGTGTGATTCATCCACCACCAGCACATCGCCCTCGATCACGGCGCCATGAACGCCTGCCTCTGGCCCGACCTCAACCGCAAAGCAGTTAGGCGAATAGCCGTCACAATCGACACCAACTAACGCGGGGTGGTCAATTCCCATGGCCAACGGCCCTAAATACGTCAATCGCATGGGTCACCGGCAAATGCTTTCACACGGCACGCCGTCGTTATCGCGGTCGAGGCGTTGAAGGCCGCACTGTTCAAGATGAAAGTAGGCTTGCGCGCAGCTCGTCATGTCGCCGCAATACGGCTTATCGCTGCAGCTCCAAGGCGAGTCGCTTACGGAAGAAACAGGCGTGATGGCCGGAGCAGGTAACCGCTCCCCTCGCCGCCAGTTCCACGGCTCGATGGGGTCATCAAATGCCCAAAGCCCCCGCCCTGCTTCACGCGCTGCTGTTTCGTTCTCCAAGAAGCTCGAATCGGTCATGTAATCGCGATAAACCCATGCCCCGCCGCGCGTCACCATTTCACGGTTCACATCCAGATCGTCCACGTAAAAGCGTCCCAGCGTGCGGCCATAGCGGTCGGTGCCTTCCGACTCCAGCGTGACTAGATCCTGAGACACCATATCGGCCAGCATGCTGGTGGACTCATCGCCAAACGGTTGGTCGTTCTCAGGTGCATCGATCTCGGTCAAGCGAACGCGCAGTTCATTGCCCCCGGTCATAAAAACGACCGTATCGCCATCGGTCACAGAGATAACCCTACCGCTCAATGTCTCTGCCAATACGTAAGAAGCAGGTAGTAGCAGTAAAACTGCACAAACGCAGACTTTGGAAAATTTGATCATGTGAATCTACCTATGCAGATCGCAGCTCACTCCGCCGGGCTAATGCCAAGCATGACGCCGGTATAAGAAGAGTTGGAAATGTTATAGGAGACACCATCAATGACTGTGCTGGCGGTGGTCTCAGGACTGTTCTGCATATCTTCGAGCAGACTCAAAACGGTGGGGATATGCTCGTCGGGGTAGCTATCGGGATCAATGGACGCAATGGCGGTCGCAAACATCACCATGATGAGCTGGCCTGATTCGGCGGTGCCATTGCCAGTGCCGTTGAGAATAAAGCCGTTCACCAAACGGGACTCCGGCTTGGCGGTGCCAGTGATGCCTACAGTGTCAAAAAATACGGAGCTGAAAACAGCCTGGGCACCGATATCCTCTTCGTTGATCGTAGGGTCTAATTCCAGCGGCAAGCCCAATTGATCAAGGTGGCCATTAAAGCGCTCGGCATATTCGTCTGGTGTGAAGCCAAAGTCAGGGCCGTTTTCAATGTCGTTTGCAAACGTGAATGATGAAAGGGTCATCAATCCTGCTACTGCCATGCTACGTAATAACTTCATTCCCTTACTCCCTGTCGTTTTTTTAATACCCCTAGAGCACCTGCCCCAGGTTCACTAAGCACCGTCCCAGCACTTCAACAAATTGCTTTTGCTCCGGTGCTATCAACTCTTTGTCGTAGCGCGGGTTATCGCTGATCAGTAGCCAGCCCCCGCCCGCCACGCGCTGCATCCGCTTAATCCGGCGCTCGCCATCCATCAGGATTAAGTACACGCCCTCGCGGCTCGGGTCGCGCTGCGTGAAGTCCACGAACACGTAATCGCCATCGTCGATCGTACCCACCATTGAGTCACCGCGCGCCCGTACCCACGCCCCCGAATCGGCAGGCAACTTAAGCTCTGCCAAAACGGCACGATCCATATGGAAGTAGCCCAGCACTTTTTCGTCTGCGAAATCCCGCCCACTGCCCGCTGCACACTCCACGTCATACATCGGGATTGAGGCGACGTTGGGATCAGTTAAACGCTGATCAAGGTAGGTCAACGGGTCTTCTCGGCTTGAAGCCAGGTTATTTTCACTTGAATTAAATTGGTCAGAGGTTCCATCTGAAAGCGAATTACTCGAATGAAAACCATCCGATCGTGAACCTGAAAAAAGGTAATTAACGTCTACACCAAGCGCTCTCAATTTTTGAAGATAGTAGGCGTCAGGCGCTCTCTTATCGGTTTCATAGTTGTATTGAGCCACTTTTTTGACGCCGCCAGCCTCCCCGAATGCCTCCTGAGACATTCCAAGCCTAACCCTTTCTTCTTTCAGTCGACTGCCGAAGCTATTCACGTAAAGATCCTTTTAGGAGTTGACGCATTCACGTTTGTGAATCATCATTCTCGTATGTATACAGACCGATAAGACCTATAGAGGAAGCCTAACCCATGACGCTAGTGAACGCCACGAAGGCCACTCATGCGAGTCCATCGCCTTCCAATAACAAAACCACTCAGGTGCTTGTACGTGTCACCCCAAAAGTTCGCGCCGAGCTAGAAAGCATCGCTGAAATTGAGCAGCGCTCTTTATCTGCGGCAACTCGAATCATGATCGAGCGCGGTATTGACCAGTACAAATCCGACTCACTCATCGCCGATTAACCCCGTTTGTGACGCTGCATAAGGAACCTAGCCATGCACCAAGACGTTCGTCGCATCCGTTCACGCTACGCCGCCGTCAACCTGGACGACTACGAAGCCAAGCTGATCGATGCTCTGGTGGATTACACCGGGATGTCGAAAGCCACCTTGCTACGCCAGCTCATTCTGAAAGAGGCATTAGAGACCTTGGGCGTTAGCGACATCCTCACCCCCAGTGTGGGCCAGCGTGCGTCGTGAAGGCAGGCACCAAAAAGGCCCAAAAGGAGCACCCGGAATGCCTCAACACCACCTAGTGCTGGATGAAGAACTTGAACGCCAGCTGGAGGCAGTGCGACAGCAACACGGGCTTGAAACGATCGATCAAGCCGCCGAGTGGTTGTTGCGCCGTCGAATGCGCAAGGGCGTGGGCAGCCTCACCGGTCGAGGCCGCGCCCTGTACGACATAAGGGGGCGAAGTGACTGAAACGAATGAAGAAGAAGTAGTTGAGTTCAGTCGGCTCCGGCTCGACTGCCCTCACTGCGGTAGCTACATGAAAGTGCGAACTTCGAAGACGCACATTCCTGAGCTCCGCGAGCTGTACCTGTACTGCACCAACGAATTCAAGTGCGGGTACCGCTGCAAAGGGCGCGTCAGCATTGATGAGACGCTCGTACCGAGCCACTGCCCAAATCCAGACGTCAACATCCGCCCTTCTAACTGGCTGCTCGGAAAAATGGCCTTAGAAGCGCAGGGACAAATACGCCTGACTGGGCTTAAGCCAACAGAGAAGGAACCGAAGCCATGAACGTACTACCGATCAATTCAGCAAAATCTCCGTTCGATCTCGCCACCGAAATTCTATGGCGTCACCGCTGGAGAAGCCGCGCCGAGGCGCTGCGCAACACCATTGGATGGATGGTAAGCGACTACGGAATCAGCGAAGCCACCGCCGAAGTAGCGGCCATTCAAGCCTATGCCGACCTCGACAGCGCCAATGAATCAGCGCGCATTGACGTAGACGCCACCACCTCACACGTCGTCGTGTTCCGCGACGACAGCGGCCGCCCGGTGATGCTCACCGCTCGCGACCTCAGCCGCATGATTCAACAAGCCCGCGACGCTGGCCTAGCCCGTGTAGTAGATGCCGACACCCGCCGCCCCATCGTTCTGGAACACTGAGGTTCGCCCATGGCCACCGTGACCCCATTACCCGC